CTCTGCAAGGTCAATGATGTAACGCTCTGCCATCGCCAGACCCTGGATGACGCCACAGAGTTTTTGATACTGCTCAAAAGATTGACATGAACCACCCGCCAAGTCGTCCGCGTAGTTGTTCAGGTCGGTGCGTATTTGTTCGCGCAATACGCGTGCGAAGTCTTGGATCATTTAGTGGGCTTCTCCTTTGGTTGGTTTTGATCACGCATCATCTTGACCTTGGCTCGCGCCTGGGACTCTTGGTGACGCAACTTCTGGTCATGCGCCGCTTGGCGATGCTCCAGGTCCTGTGCGTGGCTGCGTGCAGCCATCTCTTGTTCCATGCGTGCGGTCTCGATGTCAAACCGCCCGGTGTCTCGACGCGCGTCGATGGCCGCTTTGGTCGCGTCCACGTTTAAGCGACGGCTGTCGATGTTCTGACGTTGCAGCAGCTGCGCGGCGGTACGTTGCTTCTCCAACTGAATCTTGGCAAGCGCCTCGGCAGCGTCTTGCTGGAGTTTCTTCTGGGCGATCGCCAGGTCTCCCTGGACCTTCTGCGCCTTGGTCTGAGCCTCCTGTTGGCGGATGGCCAGCTCTTGCTGCTGCATCTGAAGCACCGGGTCCTGGGCCTGCTGTTGAGCCTGTTGCGCTTGGGCCTGCGCTTGGTTCTGCTGGAGAACCTGCTGGGCGGCCTGGGCCATCATGCCCGAGAGCGCCACCTCCACCTCGGGCGGCAACTTCTCGTCTTCCGGGGGCAGGGGCATACCGAGCTGCTGCTCGATCTTCTGGCGATAGCCAAACCCAACGTGCTCGGAGATGTGCGCTTGCATCGCTGCCTGCATCTGCGGGGCGCGGGGGTTCTGGCCGATCAACTGCATGATCAGGGGGTCCTGCATCGCGGCCATGTGCACCTTGATGTGCGCCTCGTGGTCCTGGTACATGAACGCCTTGACCGGCTCGCCCTTGAGGACCGCCATGTTCTCTGCCACCGGATCGCGTGGCTTCTGGTCGTCCGGCAGGGGCACGAGCTTCTCAGCGTGCTTCACACCCAACACCTCCAGCATGCGGCGGTGCAGCTGCGGCAAGTCATAGATGTCCGGCGCCATCTGCGCCATCTGGATCACGGCTTGATACTGCACTACCCGCTGGCTCATGGTTGCCGCGTTGGGATCGCTCACCGGAATGATGTCGACCTGGGAGTAGTCTTCCTTGCGGGCCGTGCGGCGGCCTTCTTCCGGCTGATAGTCGTAGTCGGGGTCGGTGTAGTCCTCGATGATCTTGACCAGCAACTTCAACTCTTGCTTGAAGCTGTAGTGCAGGCGGGCTTGCACCGCCGTCATGACCTTGAGCTGACGCTCCAGAAGAGCCAGCGTGGTGCCCACCGGGGCCTGCGCAGACATGTCCGACACCTTCATGTCGGCTGTTGCGGCAAAGCGACGACCCTCGTCGACGATCGTGGTCAGCAGGTTGTACAGGGTGGCGCTTGGCTCCTTGTACGGCAGGGGCATGATGCTGTCACGCAGCGCCCCAGAACTGATGTCTACGTCCCGCCACTCGCCCGGGGCAATCGGCGTGTCATCACCTTTAATCCGAAGCCCACGGGTTTTGAGTCCCCCGGGCAGGTTCGATAGGGTACCCGCATCCACCAGCTGGCGCATGATGGAGGTTGCAGACTTGGCAAACCCGCCAATGAGGTGGAAGAGTCCGAAGCCGTAGGCTCCGAAGCCTGGGATGTATTGGTAGTGGACGAAGTGCTGTCGCTTGAGCTTGAGGGGGTCTTCTTCTCGCCAGTTGCGTCGGATGGCCAGGACATCGTTCGATCCTTTTATAAGGGTTACTACGTATGGCAGCGCGATTCCCGTCTCTTCGCCGTCATCGTCCTCATCTTCGTCCCCCGGCAGCACCAAGTCAACATGGCACTCTAGCAGCACGTACCGATCGTCGTCGATGTCGCTAAAGCCCGTCTCTTTGTCCTTGGCTTTCTTGATGTCGTCCTGGCTGTGCGTGGGGTCCGGCAGCTCGATGTCGCGGTAGAACCCAGCTTGCTGGAGCTTGATGATCTCGTTCTTGGTCTTACGCATGACGTGCGTAAGCCGGTAGCAGTTGTCCAGGTCTGACGTGCCGTACGGCAGGATGATATCCTCTGCCGGGATAAACATTGACACCTGACGTCCCAAATTGGGATCGTAGTACACCTTCTTGAACGCCGAGCCGGTAGCGGGAAGAGACCACAGCATGCGCTCATGCTCGGGGCGGAACTCCTTCATGACGTCCGTCAACTCGTAGTTCAGGTCGTCCTCGACGCGCTTGGATGCGGCCTTCTTCTCAGGCGTCTCCTTGCCCAATATCTTGGTGCGCACCGGGCCTTGGGCCGGGAATGTTTCCGTTATGCTTTCTGACTGGAACCTGACAATTGCCTCGGTGATCATCGGGTGGAACACGCCGCTTGCGCCCTGCCACGGCTCCGTTCTCTCCTCGTACTGAAGACCAAGGAGCTTCAACCCTTCTACGTACGACTTCTCCCACTCCTTGCGTGACTGCTTGTCCTGGTCGATGTCACCAGCCAGGTCCCCAGCGATCGTTGCCACGGCACCCTCAGATAAGGTCTCGGCTAGGTTGGCAGAGAAGCTCTCTTCGTCCTCTTCGCCCGGCATGATGGAGATGTCTAGTCCATCCGCGTGGATGTTGACGGCTTCCGGGTCAATGATCTCAATCTCGATCGGCTCCTCGTCGAGTGCGTCCTCCTCCATGCTGGAAGGGGCTTGGTATAAGGCCTTGTCGATGTTGGTAGCCATGTCGATCCTTAATAGTACGCCGCGCTACGGCGTCTGAAAAATCTGGGTTCATCCGGTTCGTCCGAGTCCAGACGAATAAACCCACCTTGTCTGAATCTCAGCAACGCCTGGCTGGTGGTATCCACGAAGTCATCGTTCTCGCCGTTGGGGAACGACGCCACTTCCTCGATCACCTCACGCGCCCAGCGTGTGTCTGGCGCCCACACCATGCCGGATGCGAACAGATCAGCCACTGCGTTCAATCGTACCATCTTGTCGTTGCCACGGCTAGGGTTCGTCTCCTGGACTGGTATGCCCATGTTGCGCAGCTCCTGGATGAGCGGCGCCCCGGCAGCCTTCTTTTCCACGATGAACGCGTCAGGCTCCCACTCCTTGTAGTGTTTGAGCGCAATCTGCTTTAGCTCCGGGAACGCCATGCGGTCTTTGAACGCATCCAGCAGGATGATCTGCGCCTTGTCGTTCTCTTCCTCGTTGTAGAAGACGCCCCACGTCGTACACGCCGAGTAGTCGGAGTTGGTCTTGGTCTCAAACGCCGTATCCCAGGACTGTATGACGTAGTCGCACTCGGGCGGATCATCTGCCTCCCAGACTCTCCAGAGCTTCCTGCTGATGATCGCCGCGTTGTTGCTTGTGGGCTGCTGCATGTACTGGGCGTTCCAGTACTGTGGGTCGATCGACGCCTTCGTCGCCTTCAACGCCTCCAGAGGCCACTGCTCTGGCCACAAGGACTTCTCCTTGTCCGTGCCCTCGTGCAGGATGGCCGGTAGCTCCACGATCTCCCAGGGGATCGAGTCCGGGTTCCGCGTCTGGTAGTCGATCAGGCGCCCGGTCAGGTCCAACTTCCCCCAGCGGGTCATGATAATGATGATCGCCCCGCCCGGCATCAGACGCTGCAACGGTCCAGTCTGGAACCAGCTCCACGCCGTGTCGAATGCAAGACGGGAGTTCGCCTTTACGTCTTGTTCTGAATGAGGGTCATCAATGACGAAAAGATCAGCTCCACGGCCAGCAAGTGCACCCCCAACACCAGCAGCATAATACTGGCCACCAACAGAAGTCGACCACTTACCGGCAGCTTTCTGATCATCTGCGACCAGCGTGTTGGGGAAAAGTTCACGGTATTCCTCCGAGTCGATCAAGTTTCGCACGCGTCTACCAAAATCTTCCGACAGGCCCGCCGTGTGTGTACCCATGATGATCTTCTTATCAGGGTAATTACCTAGAAAGAACGCTGGGAACAGGTAAGAGCTGAACTCCGACTTACCCATACGTGGCGCGATGTTGATAATCACGCGTTTTTTCTGGCCGGAGATCACTTCTTGGAAGATTTTGGCCAGTTTTCGGTGGTGTGGCCCTATCTTGAACCCCGGATAGACGTGTTTGGCGAACTCGATGGGGTCTTGGCGCTTCTTTCTCAGCTCCCGCCAGTGTTCTTGCTTGTCCAACAAGTCCAAAGTCTCCAATTTCTCCACTTTACCCATGGTGGGTAGTCTGCGGTAGAGGGCTGTGGCCTCCTCGGGGGTCAGGATCTTCTCACTCACTGGGCTTTTCCGGTTCGTCTTCCGGTGGGGCGGGGGTGGCCACGACATCAATCACGTCAATGTCTTCGATTGGCTGCACATCCGTCACGTCCATGAACTTGGCGAGCTTCTCTTTTAGCTTGCGGTCGACCTCGTCCTCGGTCATATCCGTTTTCTTGACCTCGATTTTTTCTGTAAACAGCCCAACCTCCGTCACCTTACCCAGGAGCGCCAGCGCTTTGAGCCGGATTGAGGCGGTGGGGTGCTCGCACTCCTCCAGAATCTTGGCCACGGCGTAGCCGCGTAGCTCTTTTGCTTGCTGTATAAACTCCCAGTCGTATGCGGTGAGCATACTTGTCAGGTGCCGTACAGCTTGCGGGGTCTCGAGCTTGGAGACCATGGCGTGTGCGTCTGCGGTAGGGGCGTTGGTAGTGAGCGCCGTGAATGTTTCACGGGCCTGGGTCTTTTCTAGCTCGGATACAACAGCTTCTTTGTCTGGCGCACCCATGGATTTGAGCCAGTCGGAAGTATTAATCTTCCCGTCCAGCGCCTGTATAGGCGTAGTTTTTTCTACCGGGGGCGGTGCCTCGGTACTGGATGTAACTTCAGGCTGGAAGTCAAGCAGGTGTTCGAGCATTTGTCCTTAGACGGATGCGGGTTGCGGTCCCGGTAAGTGCAGTGTACACTTAGTTCCTGCATCGGTGCAAGTCTAGCAGTTGCCCTTTGCTTTCTCCTCTTGGTGGGTTGACTCCCCCCGTTCCAACCCCCGGCAGCAATGTCGGGGGTTTTTTTATTGGTGCCCGGGCTGCTCGCATGAAGCAGCGTTGGTTTGAACAACACTCGTAAAAGTGGCCACGGCGCTAACCCGTTTCAGCCCGAGCAGATGCAGTCTAACATTAGACAAGGGTGTTTTTGAAATTTTTAGAAAAATTTTGTGTAGACAGAAAGTATTACAGAATAGTGGGAGCGGGTGCAAAACAGTGTTCATGGCTGGTCGTCATGGCCACGTCAATTACGGGGGGTGGGGGTAGGGTGGGGTTTGAGT